AATTAAAAAGAATAGTTCGATTAAAGAATCAGCAATATTATCGAAATCGAAGTTCTTTACTGATAAAGATATGATACCTACATCGGTGCCTATTATTAATGTGGCACTAAGTGGTCGTTTAGATGGTGGATTAACACCAGGTCTTACAATGTGGGCCGGTCCATCAAAACATTTTAAAACTGCCTTTAGTTTATTAATGGCAAAAAGTTATTTGGAGAAATATGATGATGCGGCGTTATTATTTTATGATTCTGAGTTTGGCACTCCTCAGTCTTATTTTGACAGCTTTGGTATTGATACCAATAGAGTTCTACATACACCTCTTACTGATATTGAGCAATTAAAGTTTGATATCATGCAACAATTAACTAATCTCGAAAGAGGTGATAGGTTAATTATTGTTATTGATTCGATTGGTAATTTGGCCTCAAAGAAAGAAGTTGAAGATGCCTTAGAAGGCAAATCGGTTGCCGATATGTCCCGTGCCAAACAAGTTAAGAGTTTATTTCGCATGGTGACACCACATCTCACAATGAAAGATGTTCCAATGATTGTGGTGAATCATACATACAAAGAGATTGGTATGTTCCCTAAAGATATCGTTGGTGGTGGAACAGGTTCATACTATTCTGCCGATAATATTTTTATTATTGGTCGCCAACAAGAAAAAGAAGGCACAGAAGTTGTTGGTTATAATTTCATTATCAATGTAGAAAAATCACGATATGTCAAAGAAAAATCCAAAATACCTGTTTCTGTATCCTTTGATGGTGGCATTAGCCGTTGGAGTGGGTTACTTGATATTGCACTTGACGGTGGATTTGTTACTAAGCCTTCTAATGGATGGTACTCAAAAGTAGATGATGACGGTGTTGTTGAAGATAAAAAATATCGTATCAAAGAAACCGACACATCCGATTTTTGGATGCCAGTTTTGAAAAGTAAAAAGTTTCAAAATTATGTAAAAGAAAAATATCAAATTGCTGCAGGTGAAATTATGCAAGGTGGTATCGATAATTTATTTGATGAAGTTGTTACCATGAATGGGACTGAAAATGAGTAATGAAGATGCTAAATTAAAACATTCTAAGCGTATTCAAAAAACTCAAAATCAAATTAAAAAACAAACTAAGATTGCCAAGTCGCATGGTATGCCGGTAGATGAACCACACAAATTTGCCAAACACCATGCGATGGATTGTGGCAATCCAGAATGTACAATGTGTGGCAATCCTAGAAAAGTATGGAAAGAAAAAACCATACAAGAGAGAAGATTTGACGAGGTGAAAGATGATTGAGGGAGTAGATTACTGTTTCATTTACCCAAAAGATGATGAAACTGCCGTACATATTAGATTTTTAGATGGACCATATAAAAATACCACATTCAAATATGGTAAGGTAAAATTTAAAGAAGAAAATGAACAAATCTATTTACTTTTTGCTTATGATGTGATAGAATCCACAGTAGACAAGCCAAGAAAGTTGGAAAAAGATACTGATTTTAAAAATTACATTGGTAATTTATTGGTAGAAATTATGGGTAGTAACATTGAACAGGAAATAATTGATGAAGCTGGAACAAACGATATTGAAGAACCTCGTTTACAATGAGGAATATTTACGAAAAGTTTTACCATTTTTAAAGACAGAATATTTTAGTGATAATGTAGAAAGAACATTATTTAATGAAATTACATCATTCACGGAGACTTACAATAACACGGCAACGATTGAAGCACTTAGTATTGCCGTCAAAGAAAAAAGAAATCTCACAGCTGATGAAGTTCAGAGATGCGAGGACTATCTTCTCGAAATTGAAAAGATTAAGTCTACAGAAACCGAGGTTCAATGGCTTGTTGATAAGACCGAAAAATTCTGTCAAGAGAAGGCCATATACAACGCAGTATTGGGGTCTATTTCAATTCTCGATGGCAAAGATAAAAATCACGACAAAGGTCAGATTCCCAAGATATTATCGGATGCTTTAGCAGTAAGTTTTGATAACTCCGTAGGTCACGATTATTTACAGGACTCAGATGCTCGATATGAATTCTATCACAGAAAAGAGGAAAGAATCCCCTTTGACCTCGACTACTTCAACAAAATCACCAAAGGTGGTCTACCGGCTAAAACACTTAATGTTGCTCTGGCGGGGACTGGTGTTGGTAAATCTCTTTTTATGTGTCATGTGGCTGCTTCGTGCATGGTTCAAGGCAAAAATGTTCTTTACATCACTTTGGAAATGAGTGAAGAAAAGATTGCAGAAAGAATTGATGCCAATCTGTTAAATGTAACTATTGATGATTTAATGGAATTACCAAAAGATATGTATGATAAAAAGGTTACTCGTGTCCGTGAAAAGACTACCGGTAAACTGATTATCAAAGAATACCCAACAGCATCAGCATCTACGATCCATTTTAGGACATTATTAAATGAACTTAATCTCAAGAGGTCTTTTGTACCTGACATTATATTTGTTGATTATCTCAATATCTGTTGCAGTGCTCGTATTAAAGCTGGTGCAAATATTAATTCATACACCTACGTTAAAGCAATTGCAGAAGAACTACGTGGCCTTGCTGTTGAGTTTAATGTTCCTATTGTATCTGCTACACAAACTACCCGCTCAGGATTTACTTCCAGTGATCCGGGACTTGAGGACACGAGTGAGTCGTTCGGACTTCCCGCCACCGCAGACTTGATGTTTGCTTTGATTTCTTCTGAAGAACTAGAAGAACTTGGCCAAATTATGGTCAAACAATTAAAGAATCGATATAATGATCCTACATTTCACAAACGATTTACTCTTGGTGTTGATAGGGCTAAAATGAAACTATATGATGTTGAACAGGCTGCACAGATGGGTATCGCTGATGCCGGCCATGATAAACCTTTGAACACATTTGGCACCAGAGAAGAAAGACCAAAGAAATCATTTAGTGGATTTAAAGTATGATAATCTCCAGAGAAGCTGGTCTGTATTGTGCAAAGGCCTTTCATGATTACTTTAGTAATATTGGAAGTACCGAAGAATACATGCGTGATGAGAAACTAAAAAATGTGGCTAGTATGCCATCTTCTTTATTTCCAATTGAAGATGATTTGTTCTCTGATTTCTCAATGCATCCAAAAGATATGGATATTGAAGTATGTGAAATACCAAACGATGTTTGGGAACCTTTACTTGCCATTACCAGTTCACACATTAATAAAGCACCAGTTGGTAAAAATATTCAATTGGTAGTCAAAGAAAAAAACTCAGGAAAGATTCTAGGATTCATTCGTTTGGGTTCACCAGTAATCTATATGAAACCTCGTAATGACTACCTAGGACAAGTTTGGATTCAAAATGAAGATACTGCCAAGCGGTTCAATACGGCTTGTGTTATGGGTTTCGTAATTGTACCATCTCAACCATTTGGTTTTAATTATCTAGGCGGTAAACTTCTATCTGCCATTTGTACCAGTCATACTGTAAGAGAAATTTGTAATAAAAAATATGGTATGAATATCTGTCTATTTGAAACTACCAGTTTATATGGTAGTACCAAATCTGTATCACAATATGATGGTATGAAACCTTATATTCGATTTAAAGGTCTAACAGAATCCGATATTGTGCCAATGATGCACGGACAAAGATATACAGATTTAAAAAAATATGTGGAAGATATAACTGGAGATTTGTTGGGTGGAGATACTTCAACAACGAGTAGAAAACTCAGAACATTCACTAAGATTATTGCTCTCACCAAAGCTGCTTTAAAAGGAACACCTGAAGGAGATGCTTTCTCTTTAACGATTGAAAATGCTAAAAAGTTGACAGAAAAGAAACGATATTATATTTCTGATTATGGATTTAAAAATACTGTCGATTACATGAATTGTAAGACCGACAAACTTTTACCTGGTGAAAATTACAAGAAACATGAACTATTAAATGTCATTGAGTGGTGGCGGAGTAAAGCTATAAATAGATATGAAACCCTTAAATCTGAGGGTAGATTACGAACAGAACTTGAAGTATGGACT